AATCGTATGCGGGCATTCGATGAGATTCTCTATGTTCTTATGTGTGGTACTGGTGTTGGTTTCTCTGTGGAACGTGCCGAAGTGGATCAACTTCCTGTTTTGGCCGAGGACTTCCATGATAGTGATACCACCATTGTTGTCGCAGACTCGAAGATCGGGTGGTCGAAGGCATATAAAGAACTAATTGCACTACTCATGAATGGTCAAATTCCAAACTGGGACGTGAGCAAAGTTCGTGCCGCAGGCGAAAGACTCAAGACCTTCGGCGGCCGCGCCTCTGGTCCCGAACCACTTGTGGACTTGTTTGAGTTCACCGTAAACACTTTCAAGAAGGCCGCCGGTCGTAGACTCACAACCATTGAGTGTCATGATATCGTGTGTAAGGTTGCTGAGATCGTCGTGGTTGGTGGTGTCCGTCGATCTGCTCTTATCTCATTGTCATCTCTCATGGACGATCGTATGCGTGATGCAAAGAGCGGTCAGTGGTGGATGTCAGAACCCCAACGTGCTTTGGCAAATAACTCTGCCGTGTACAATGGTGGTCCCACTGAGATTGGTACGTTCATGCGTGAGTGGATGGCACTCTATGAATCCAAGAGTGGTGAACGTGGTATCTTCAACCGAAATGCAAGTAAGAACCAGTGTAAGAGACTTTCTGAACTCCGTGGTGAAGGTCATGTCCACCGCGATCCCGATCATCGTTTCGGAACCAATCCATGCTCGGAGATTATTCTTCGCGACTGTGAATTCTGTAATCTAACAGAGGTCGTGTGTCGAGACGGAGATACTGTAAAAGACCTGAAAAGGAAAGTTCGACTCGCTACCATTCTAGGTACATGGCAATCAACACTAACAGATTTCCGCTATCTATCATCGTCGTGGAAAAAGAACTGCGAAGAGGAAAGACTTCTCGGAGTGTCTCTCACTGGCATTATGGATTGTGAAGTTACTCGACTTGCCAATGCAGAACATCTTCAGGGGTTTAGAAATATTTGCGTTGACACGAATCGAGACCAAGCAAAGAAGATTGGTGTTGAACAGTCTGCCGCTACCACATGTGTCAAACCATCGGGAACTGTCTCACAGTTGGTAGACGCTGCTTCTGGTATTCACGCAAGACATAATGACTTCTATATTCGCACTGTTCGTGCAGATAATAAAGATCCTCTATGCACTTTCATGCAAGACAAGGGATTCCCATATGAGGCAGATGTCATGAAGCCAGATCATGTCACTGTGTTCTCTTTCCCTGTCGCATCACCAAAGGGCTGTGTTACTCGAACGGACATGACTGCGATTGAGCAGTTGGAAATGTGGTTGCAGTATCAGCGACATTGGTGTGAACACAAACCTTCTGTTACCATCACAGTCAAAGAACATGAATGGATGGAAGTTGGTGCGTGGGTCTGGAAACACTTGAATGAATGCTCTGGTATTTCATTCCTACCATTCTCTGATCACAACTACAAGCAAGCACCATATCAAGACTGCGAAGAGTCAGACTATCATGAACTTAGTAAGAAGATGCCTACTGATATTGACTGGACTGAATTGAAGTCTTATGAAGAACAAGACAATACGTCTGGAACACAGACATATGCTTGCTCTGGTGAGTCTTGTGAAATTGTGGATCTGACTTCCTAAATAGAAGGGGCATCGATGGACGAGAAGAGTTTTAGAAAGACACTTCGTCACATAGGACTCGGTGATACACTTGCTGGTATCATCCATCGTGCTACCTTCGGAAAAGTTCAATCATGTACCTCATGTAAGAAAAGACAAGAGTCACTAAATGAACTTTTCCCCTACAAGGAGAAGCAGGATGAGTATAATGAAACAGACGGTGATCGCGGGAGTGGACTACAGTCTTAGAGGCCCTGCCATTTGTATATGGACTGGTGATGATGTAAGGGAGTTCACATACAAAGACTGCCAATTTTACTTCTTGACTGATGTAAAATCTAAGGCAAAAATATACGAGAGTAGAATCTGTGGCGAGTTCTTCATGGAGTACTCATGTGACGAGTCTCGCTACGATTGTATCTCTGATTGGGCAATGGATAAACTTCGAGGATGTGAAGAGGTTGCTATAGAAGGTTACGCTTATGGTGCAACTGGTCGTGTCTTCAATATTGCCGAGAATACAGGCATCTTGAAGTACAAACTATACAACGAAACTATCCCGATTGAAATCATCCCACCACAGTTGGTGAAGAAACTTGCGACAGGAAAAGGCAATGCCAAGAAGGAAGATATGCACGCCTCTTGGTTCAAGGAGACAGGAATCAACCTACAAGGGGCGATCTCTCCAAAGAAGAGTGTTGTAGACTCTCCCGTTTCTGATGTTGTGGATGCGTTCTATATCTGTAAGTGTCTATGGAAGAACATGCAGAAGAGAACATGGGGCCCTTAGAGATCGCCGTTGGTAGACCAGTGCTTCTCGGTGAGTCGGTCAACCTGCTCTTCTAATTTATGGATGTCTTCGCGTTGACGGTCAACGTCTTTGCGTAGGTCATCGATTTTCGTTGATAGTTGTGTGACTTTATGTGAGATGTTCCACACAAACCCAACGAGTCCGAACAGTAGAGCGGTGATAATCGTTTCAGGATCAATTAGACTTTGTAGTACTTCCACGGAACTCTCTCCAAGTCAACCAACAAACAATAGCGAGAAGAACAAGGTACGCTCCAATAGGCAACCAACCAGTTGTTTCGACCGGAGCCTGTGCGATAATTGAACCGCTCTCTAGTGGCGGGATGGATGTCGTAGGGACTGACTCTACAATCTTGACACCATCCTGACAACCCAAGACAATCAAACAACAAAACATACTAATCATGGTTCTAGTCATCGTGATTTACCTACAGCAGCACCGAAGTAGAATCCAACAATCGTCACAAGGATCTGTCGATTTTCTTGTGTAAATAAATACCCTCTGATTACCTCAAAGGAGACTGTTTCGGTTGTCCCGAATAGACCGAAGAGATCAAGCGGTGCATACTTTCTCTCCGTTAGTTCTACAACAACTGGAATATCAAAGAATGGTAGGAGAAACGGAGCGAGTATAGTTCCGAATAGAATCGCGAGGACGATAGTTCTTCGTACCCACTTGCCTGCTTCCATTCCAACACGCTTCACTGCTTCGTTAGCGTGTACGTTTCTCTTAGTGGATGCTTCCATCATCCGGTTGAAGCGTTCTTGTTCGTTCGCTCTCTTCTCGGCCAGTGCCTTGAAAAGAAATCCTGTAATGCTTCCGCCAATTAGAGATAGAAACTCTGTTGTTAGTAGTCCCTCAAGCATAAATTACCTTACTTGGGTTTGACCGCCGAATATGCAAATTGAACCAACTTCATAAAGTTACCCATCTTCGCATTGATCTTCTCGGCGAATTTTTTCTTGTTCTTATCATTGAGTGCATCGTAAACAGTCATAAGAACATTAGCGGTCATCAAGTCAACCTTCATCTTTCCATCAGGCCACTTGACGTTCATCATGGTCTTATCACTTACGACCTTCTGGATGTCATCGAATGGTGCTTCTTTGAGTACCCAAGGATCACGAAGGACATGAGTCATGTTTGCTGCAAGGATTTCTACCTCACTAACAGGGAACTCATTGTCGAACGACTCATTGATTGAGGACACATCATCGATCTCATGACTTTCCTTCATGGCCATCTTGGTAGCAGTCGCGTACATCACTTCGTCTGCCTGATCACCGTAACGTGCCTTGAAGTCATCCTTCTTCTTCTTCATGGACTTGACGATCTTCTCTCGCTTATCCATATCACCATCGGTCATCTTGTCTTCAAGTTTATTACTAATCTTGTCCATTGACTTGTTGGGATCGAGTTTGATCTTGAACTTGATCTTCTTACCCTCTTCAACCGGGGTGTCTTCTTCCTTCTTGTCCTTCTTATCCTTCGCCTTATATCCGCTGGCGAAAGCAGCACGCCGTTGAGCGTCACTTGAGAAACCCTCATTGGTTGACATCCTGATCTCTGTTGGTGAAATGGCCATGTCACCTTGGGCCATGCTGATCTTATCGTCACGGTTGTACCAGAAGTACTTGACACCGCCCATGTTATCAACACTCTTGAAGATGATACGACCAACCTTGGCCTTACCGACTACACGGTGTGGACTTGTTACGATGAGAGTCATAGGCTCCTTACCCTTACGGATCGAGGAGTCGAAGGCAACATCAATCTTGTCGCCCTTCTTGAGTTTCTTGTATATCGCAAGAAGTTG